AATAGGACCCATAACAATAGAAGCATGATAAATAAAATTTGGAATTGGATAAAAAATATATTTAAACCTGAAAAACAGGACCCACATCTTACTATGTATGAAGAAGTTAAAAAAGGCTATTGTGATGAACACAATAAATATAAACATCGTTGTCCTAAATGTAGAGAACTAGCGAGGATTGAATAATGGCAGGTTTAAGTGCATCAGGGTTAAAAACTCAAATAAAAAGTTATACTGAAACAGACTCTACTGTTTTATCAGATTCTGTTTTAGAAAATATAATATTAAATGCACAATATAGAATATTTAGAGATGTGCCGATTGATGCTGACAGAAAACAACAAACAGGTAATTTAGTTGTAGGTCAAGAATCAATAAATGCTCCAGCAGGTGCTGTCTTTATAAGAGGTATACAAGTTTATGATTCAACATCAGCTACAACTGGTCCTAATGTTTGGTTAGAGAAAAAAGATGTCACATACTTACAAGAATATGTTTCATCAACCGAATCAGCTAAAAGAGGACAGCCAAAATACTACGCTATGTTTGGTGGTGCTACAGGAGAATCTGATACTACATCTGGAAGAATGATGTTTGCACCTGTTCCTGATGCTACCTATTCATTTAGAGTTCATTATAATGCGGCGCCAGCATTATTAGAGGGTGATGGCACTAATTATATTAGTCTTAACTTTCCAAATGGGCTTTTATATTGCTGTCTATCAGAGGCATATTCATTTTTAAAAGGTCCGATAGACATGTTGACATTATATGAAAATAAATATAAACAAGAGGTACAGAAGTTTGCTAACGAGCAAGTTGGTAGAAGACGAAGAGATGACTATACTGATGGCGCTGTTCGTATACCAGTAACCTCGGCAAACCCGTAGGAGTTAAATTATGGCAATAACATCGGCAATTTGTACAAGTTTTAAACAAGAAATTTTAGTTGGAACACACAACTTTACAGCTACAAGTGGAAATACTTTTAAAATAGCTTTATTTACAAGTTCAGCATCTTTAGGTGCAGGCACTACAGCATACGGAACTTCAAACGAAATAACTAATTCATCTGGGACTGCATATACTGCAGGAGGAGCTACTTTAACAAGTGTTACGCCAACAACTTCTGGAACAACTGCATTTTGTGATTTTGCAGACGTGAGTTATACTTCAGCATCATTTACAGCAAATGGTGCATTAATTTATAATTCTTCACAATCTGACAAAGCTGTTGCAGTTATCGCATTTGGTGGTGACAAAACAGTTTCTTCTGGAACATTTACAATTCAATTTCCAACAGCAGACGCAAGCAACGCAATCATTCGTATAGCGTAAGGAGGACCTCCTTATGGCATCTACCTGGGGTAATAACACTTGGGGATCAAACGAGTGGCAAGATGATGTAATAAGTGTATCACTTACTGCACCTGAATCAGCTTCTGCTTTAGGTACACCACAATCATTTAATTTAGAAGGATGGGGTAGACAACAATGGGGAAACTCTGGTTGGGGTGTAGAATATTCTGTTGAACCAACTGGAGTTTCTGCAACAACTTCTGTTGGAACATTAACAGCTGCTCAATTTATATTAGCAGATTTAACTGGTGTTGAAGCAACATCTAGTTTGGGTGATTTAGGAATTAGTACTCTTGTAATTCTTTCAGGTCAATCAGCATCTGTTTCTTTAGGTGATTCAGAAGAATTTAATGAAACAGGTTGGGGTAGATTATCATGGAACCAAGCTGATTGGGGTGAAGGAGCAGATGAAACTGTATCTCTTTCTGGTATAGAGGCAACTGCTTCAATAGGAAGTATTACTCCAGCATTTACATATTTACTAGAAGTAGGTCCTGCATTTAAAATGACAGGACAGGTAGGAAGTCTTGGTCTTGGTTTAGGTATAAATGTTTCAGGTGTAGAATCTACTTTTGCAACACCAACATTATCATACGCAGGAACTTTAGTTGGTTGGGGTAGAGATGCTTGGGGCGATAACTCTTGGGGTGAATCTCCAAATCAAGTTATAAGTTTAGTAGGTGTTGCTGCAACTGCAAGTGTAGGGTCAATATCTCCAGCAGATGTAGTTGGTATATCTGGTCAAGAAGCAACAACAAATGTTGGTAGCGTAGATTTTGTAATTAGTCCAACAGCTGCTGTTACTGGATTAGATGCTACTGTAAGTCAAGGAACACTAGGTTTAGAATTTGGTCCTGCTGCAATTAGTGGTGTGGCTGCAACAACAAATGTTGGTACACTAGGTTTAGAATTTGGACCTGCAGAGATAACAGGTATTGAAGCAACAACTAGTTTAGGAACACTAGAAATTGGGCCAATATCTTTAATTGATTTAACTGGTGTTTCTGCAACTGCAAGTGTTGGCTCTATATCTCCAGCGGACGTTGTTGGTATATCTGGTATAGCTGCAACAACAAGTGTTGGCTCTATATCTCCAGCAGACGTTGTTGGATTAAGTTTAGATCAAATTACATCAAGTGTAGGATTACTTGGAATAGAACGTTACACTAATATTGACACTGGTTCAAATACATCGTATACAAGCGTTTCAACGGGATCGAATGATACTTATTCGAATGTTGCAACTGGATCAAATACCAGTTATAGTAATGTAACAACAGGATCAAATGATACTTATTCTGATGTTGCAACTGGCTCAAATACGAGTTATAGTGACGTCGCATAGGAGAAAAATTTATGGCATCAACATATACACCTTTAGGAATAGAACTTCAGGCAACTGGTGAAAACGCTGGAACATGGGGAACTAAAACTAATACCAATTTATCATTAGTAGAACAAATTTCTGGTGGTTACATCGCAAAAAGTATTGCAGGTGGAGCACAAACAACTGCTCTATCAGTTAGTGATGGATCTACTGGTGCAGAACTTGCACATAGAATGATTGAGTTTACAGGTACAATTACAGGAAATCAAATTGTAACTATTCCAATTGATGTTCAAACTTTTTATTTTTTAAGAAATTCAACTTCAGGATCATACACTGTACAATTTAAATATGCTTCTGGTTCAGGAGATTCATTTACTTTTGCAGCTGGTGATAAAGGTGATAAAATTGTTTTTGCAACAGCAAATGATGGAACAAATCCTGATATAGATACACTAGCAATTGGAACTGGAATTAGTGCAGTTGTTGATGATACTTCACCTCAACTAGGTGGTAATTTAGATGTTAATGGAAATGATATAGTTTCAACTTCTAATGCAGATATTGATATTATTCCAAATGGAACTGGAGATGTTGTTCTTGGAGCAGACACGGTAAAAGTTGGAGATAATGGTGCAGCTGCTACTTTAACTTCAAATGGTGCTGGAACACTAACTGTAACAACAGGCGGTGCAACAGATTTAATTTTAAACACAAATAGCGGAACAAACTCTGGATCTGTTACTATTACAGATGCCGCTAATGGAGATATAACTGTAGCTCCAAATGGCACTGGTAGAGCAAAAGTAACTAATGCTACATCAAGCTCAACACAAATCGTAACTACTGATGGAAAAGGTATTGTCTTTTCCATGGTTTTCGGGTATTAATCTAGAAGGAGAATAAAAAATGGCAACACCGAATCTCGTAAATATAGCAACAATCACACCCAAAAATGCTATGGGTAGTTTAGCTGATACAAACAGAACTACTATGATTGATGTACCTGCAGAAACTGCAGTAAGAATTGATACAATATTATTAGCAAACATTGACGGAACTAATGCTGTTGACGCAACAGTAGAAATTAGTAATGACAATGGTTCAACTTATTATAAAATCGCAAGTACAATTTCTGTACCTGCAGATTCAACATTAGATTTAATTGCAAGACCTATCTATTTAGATGAAACAGATTTAATTGCTGTTACAGCTGGTGCTGCTAACGATTTAGCTTTTCATGTTTCTTACGTAGAGATGGTTGATTAATAAATTTTAGGAGGAAAGAAAAAAATGCCAAGAATTATAAAATCAGCAAAAGGAAGTTTCACATCTTCTTCTATTACTGTTGACTCAAGTGGTAGAATTATTACTGCATCTTCTGGAGCAGGGGCAGCAGTTATGAAACCTGTTTTATATGCAGAAGGTCCTGCATCTGGAACATTTAATTCAAATGGAAACCAAGTCACAATTTATGCTGCTTCTGGAGGAGGCGGTGGAGGTGGGATGTCTGAATCTGGACCAAACACTACAGTTGGCGGAAATGGTGGTTTTGGAGTGCAAGGTATTTTTACTAGTGACATTACACCTCCTTTCTCACAACCTTACGCTGTAGGCGGTGGTGGAGCAGCAGGTCCCCCTGGTCCAGGACCTCAAGGAAACCCTGGACAAGCTGGTCAGGCAACTAGTATAGCAAATTTATTTACTTTAAATGCTGGTAATCAGGGTAACAGTGGTCCAGAAAATACAAATGGAAACCCTGGAAACGCTGGAACTGTTGGCAGTGGAACTTTCTTAAAAACTGTTATTCCTGGTACTGGAACTACTATTCAAAATAACGTGGCTAATACTTTTCAATTTGGAATAGCTGCTGCTTATGGAGCAGGAGGTTTAGGTGGAACAAGAAATCAATCTGGTATGCAACAAGTGCAGTCTGGTAAAAAAGGATTGTTATACATATTCGATAATTCATAATAATTATGGCAAAACATTTATTATTTCAAGATGGTAGACTTTATGCGATGGCGAATGAAGACGCTAAAGCAGATTTTTTCGTTAAATTTTCTACAACTGTCACTGCAAAAACAGTAAATGACGAAGAATATAAAAGTGTAGGAGTTAAAACTAAAATAGCAACATTAGAGGGAGATAGTGTTGTTCTCACAGAGCGAGAACCTGGAGCTGCTGATATTACAGATGCAACAGAAGCACAAAATCATTTAGCGACCATAATAAATTATTTAATAAGTGATATTAAAGAAAAAGCTCAACACAATTATAATTCAGATGCAGGTGCTTACCTTCGAAATTTTGTTACATTTTTAGAGAATATCGATAAGACTGCGGTGTCTTCTTGGGCAGCTGATGCAAGTGTTTTAGAGTATATTTATAATCTTCCTGGTTGTCCTCAAATATTTACTGAAGAAATATATTTTTAGTTTACTTTTTTTATAAAAAAGCTATATTACTAAACATGAATTTAGAAAGTTATATTAGAGTATATGATAATTTTTTGCCTTTAAAAAACGTGTCCTCATTAATTAAATGGTCATTAACACAATCATTTAGTGATGCTGGAATAGGTAGTGAAAATACTGTTGATAAAAACATAAGAAATGTTGGTAGTATGTGTCTTATTGATTTTGACAATAAATCTAAAACAAAAACTCATTGGGCTAATTATTTAGGATTTCTTTTTCAAAAAATGTTTAATGAATATAATAGGGAAGTAGCACCTTTCGCTGGAACTTCAATTTCTGCTATAAGTGCTATAAATCTTTTAAAATATGACGAAGGGTGTCATTACAAAGAACACGTAGATAATTTTACCGCTAATCCTAGAATTCTTTCATCTATTTTATTTTTAAATGATGACTATGAAGGTGGAGAATTAGAATTTTTTGAACCTACAAAAAAAGAATTAATAGCAAAAATAGAACCTCAATCATCTAGATTAATTATTTGGCCTAGTGATTTTTTATACGTTCATAAAGTTAATCCAGTGAAGAAAGGTAAAAGATTTACGGTAGTATCATGGGCATCATAAGAAAAAATTTTAGATACAAATTAATAAAAAATTTTCTTTCAAAAAAAGAATTAGAGTTAGGTAGACATTATTTTCATTTAAAACATAAAAGAAATTCACGTTATTTTGATAATAAACAAAATAATAACGGTGACAGTATGTTTTATGCAGATTGTTTTTCCGAAACTATTTTAATTAATAAATTAAAATTAATAGAGAAAGAAATTGGATTAAAACTATTACCAACATATTCTTATACTAGAATGTATACATATAATGCAGAGTTAAAACCACATACAGATAGACCATCTTGTGAAATATCTGTTACTGTTAAATGGGATAGTGATGGAACAAAATGGCCAATACGTATCAATAATAAAAATATTGAAATGCAAGACGGAGATGCAGTTATTTATTTAGGGTGTGAAGACAATCACTCTAGAGATAATTTTAAAGGAGATTTTCATTTACAAACTTTTTTACATTATGTAGATAGTAATGGACCATATAAAGAATATATTTTTGATAAAAGAAACAGAAAGGAATCACCTCAAATATAATGAAACAAGAAAAAAGATATGTAAAGATAGTAGATTCTATAGCTATGTTTGATAATTTTATGTCACCAGAATTATGTAAAAAGTTAATAAAAATATTTGAAAAAAATAAAGATTTAAAAGCTTATGACAGATTTAATTCTGAAAAAGCAGTAAAAGGAAAAAAAGATGATTTATCAATATGTTTGAGTAAAATAAATAATTGGCCTAATGAGTTGGAAGAGGTGTGTAAAATATTAAAAGATATGTTAGCAATTTATGATCAAAAAACAGGATATACGGGTTTTTGTGGTATAATTGATTTACATTTTACAAATATAAAAATTCAAAAAACACCTCCAGGAGGTGGGTATCATGTATGGCACATAGAAAGAGGTCACAACGAGTTTTCTTGTAAAAGAGCTTTAGTTTGGACTGTGTATTTAAATGATATTAAAGAAGGTGGAGAAACAGAATTTTTAATTCAAAAACAAAGGATTAAAGCAAAAACAGGTCGTGTGTGTATATTCCCTGCAGATTATCCTTACGTACATAGAGGAAATCCGCCTTTACAAAAAGACAAATATATATTAACTTCTTGGTTTTTATCAACATAATATGCAATTTAGATTTACAAAAAAACATTTAAAGTTAAAATTTAGTTTTAAAGAATTAATATTAATAATATTAAGAGGTGGTAATTTTATTCTAGATAGAAGATCTTGTTATCAATTTATGACTATTCTTCAAGGTGTTATAACAAAAGCCATTAGTATGTATGGAGATGGACGAGAACACGGGGTTGTTGAAGATATAGATACAATAGAGGACGATGATCCTTTAAAATAATAAGTTTAAAACCTTTAAAATCTGTGATATTACCTATATTATTAGAAAAAAAGGATTCTTATGTTACAGAAAATAGGTTTTCAACCAGGTATTAATAAACAAATTTCCGAAACTACAGCTGAAGGACAGTGGGTAGACTGCGATAATGTTAGATTTAGATACGGAACACCTGAAAAAATAGGTGGTTGGAAGCAGTTAGGTACAGATGATTTAACAGGAGCTACTAGAGGTCTTCATCATTTTGTTAATAGTTTAGGTAGAAAATATGCTATTATAGGAACTAACAGAATTTTATATGCATTTTCTGGTGGAGTATTTTATGACATACACCCTATTAAATCAACAACCACACTTACAAATTGTTTTAGCACAACTAATGGATCACCTACCGTTACAATAACTTTTTCTGGTGCACATGACATACAAGAAGATGATATTATTCTTTTAGATAATTTTACTGCTATAACTAATTCTAATTTTAGTGCGTCTGATTTTGATGATAAAAAATTTATGGTAACGTCAGTGCCATCAACAACAACTTTAACTATTACAATGCCATCTAATGAAACAGGATCTGGTGCAACAACATCAGGTGGTATTAGAGTTCAACATTATTATCATGTTGGTCCAGCTGTTCAAGCACAAGGATTTGGTTATGGATTAGGTTCTTGGGGTGGACCAGAAGCAGGAGCAACTACAACTAC